CAGCAACTCAAAATGCGTCTACTTTAGGCTCGTACACAGGAACTCCATTTACTTCTATTCCCATCGATAGGCTTGGGGCAAGGTCATCGTTTTATTCTGATGGTAATCTGCAAGAAATTGTGCTTTACTCCTCAAATCAATCATCCAACCGCACTGGAATTAGAACAAACATAAATTCATATTATGGCATTTATTAAAGGCTACCAATACAACACAGAACAAGAAGCAATCAACGCCCGTAAAGCGTGTGATGCTTACTACGGGATCCCCGTTGCCCCCGATGATGTTACACAGAATTGGGTGGACTATCAGTTTGCAGAATTGAACACGCCGCAATTTTGGTATATTGTTTTTGATGAATCACTCACCCCAATACTCGGAATACCGACAGAGTTTGAAGTTGTATACCCCCCATTCCCGCCTGTAGGATAATTATTATATTTGTAGGAAATGACTGCTCCTAAGAAAACTCCCTCCCCAATCCCGGTAAACTTTGAACAATTTCGTAAGAATCCAATTGCGGCCGTTGCTTTTTGCATGCTTGTGGCTGTTAGTTATCTGTATATGGACTTGCGTTCGTCCAATCAAACGCAGATTGACGAGTGTCGCAAAGAAATGGCGGTACTTCGTGAAGAGCAAAAGCAAGCCTACCGCGCGCTGAAGACAGCCGACTCAGCCCTGTCGTCAGCCATTACCGAACTCCGTATAATTAATTCAATGAAAAAATTATGACCCGCCTACTTTGGATATTCTCAGTTCTATTCCTAACGGGATATTTGTTCACCGCCTCTTGGGCCACAGAACCGCCTAAAGATAGCGAAATCGATGCGTTGCTAGCCAAGGTATCAAAGAACATAAACAATGCCTCACAGGCCACCGCAATGGCCAAGGAGGTATCGCAGAAGATGGCAGAAGAAAAGGCCAAGGAGAAGGAGCAACTCAAGCAATCAGTAATTGACGCTGTCGCCAAGGTTGAAAAGATGGAGAAGGTGCAAGAAATGTACGCTGCCAAGATGATTGCCAACGGCATTGACACCACCATCGAGGAGATTAAGATGACCGGTCCCGCATACGATGCTTACTTGAACTATGTTGAAGAGGGCGGCAAAGATGACTTTGAATATTTTAGAATGTACTTATGGCGGCAACAAAAGTAAAAAGCAACACAGCATCCTCATGGAAGCCAAAGCCAAAGGTCTCTAGACCCGGCGTTGTTTCCAAGAAGAAGAACTCTTCCTTGAAGACATCCAAAAATTATGTCAAAAAATATAAAGGCCAAGGCAAATGAAAAAGATATTGGAAATTTTTAAGGGAGACAAAGGCGAATTCTCAAGCAAGCGCTTTGTCGGAATCATCGGTGCCTTCGTTTTATTTGGTACCATGGCGCACAACTCAATGTCTCCACAAGAGATAGCCCCAAGCGCTGAACTGGTGGCTGCCGTAGAGTGGGTAACCATTCTGTCGTTGGGCTTCACATCCATTGACAAGTTCAGCGGGAAGAAAACCGAGGAATGAGATACCTGATCATCATACTTCTTCTCTCGTCCTGTTCTGCCCAGTGGCATATCAAGCAGGCGTGCAAGAAGGATCCTGCTATCTGCGCCCCGGATACACTCACCTTCACCGATACGATCAAGGTGAATGACTCTTTGTACTTCGAGAAGATCGTAGTCACCAAGGAGATTGACACCATCACCATTGATACCGGTGGCATTCAAGTCAAGGTGATCCGCTACAAGGACACCATCAAGACCATCGTCACTCAAAAACCAAAGACCATTATCAGGACCAAGACCATCACAACCAAGCCAAGATTGGTGTATAAAGAGCAAGATTATCCTTGGTGGCTTGTAATTGTGGCGGCAATTTTATTTATTTTGCTGATTATTAAACGATAAGACCATGAACCTTACAGAACATTTTTCAATGAAGGAGTTGACTCAAAGTCAGACTGCCATCAAGAACGGGATTCCTAACATCCCCAAAGACCCACAGGTTGTAGCCAACCTAACCCTATTGTGCGAGAAAGTGCTTGAGCCATTGCGCGAAGGCATGAAATGCCCCATCAGAATCAGCAGCGGATACCGCTCACCTGAGTTGAACAAACTCATTGGTGGTGCCAAGGCGAGCCAACACAACATTGGTGAGGCTGTCGACATTGACTTGGACGAGAAGAACGCAGAGTTGTTCTCTTACATCGTGAACAACCTTGACTTCGACCAAATCATTTGGGAGTTCGGAGATGACAAGAACCCTGACTGGGTACACGTATCTTACAAGGCTGCCGGCAACCGCAAGCAATTGTTGAAGGCATTGAAGTTGAATGGCAAGACATCCTACCAAGTGATGGATGCTTCTAAGTTCAAAGCCAAGAAGAAAGCAAGCAAGTAAATTAGTTTAGTCATAGTACATTAGTCCCCCTCCACCAAGGGGGATTTTTGTTTTTAAAAAAGGTATATATTTGTACTAAAATCCAATCAAATGAACTTAACAAAAGAAGAACTAGAAGCAATCCAGCAAATGAATGCTGAGTACAACCGTTTAAGGCTGAACATTTCAGACCTTGAGATGCAAAAACACTCTGTATTGATGATGCTTGATTCCTTGCGTGAGAAATTCTCCAATCACGAAAGGCTGTTGATTGAACGCTACGGTGAGGACGCGGTGATCAACATGAAAACAGGGGAGATAACAAAGAAAGAAAAAGAATAATGGCACCTGCAAAATTTATTGGAATGCTATTCCAATCGCGCGACATGATGCACTTGATGCATCTCAAGACTGAATCCTTTGCCGAGCATAAGGCGCTCAACGCGTACTATGATGGTATCTTGGAGTTCACCGACAGTTTCACTGAGTCGTACTTCGGTTACTACGGGCGTTTGGATATCACAATCCCTCAGTCTACCGCAGAGGATGCTATCACCCACTTGAAGTCATTGGCAAAGACCATCGACGACGAGTACAAGAACTACCCTCATTGCTTGCAGAACATTCTTGATGAGATGTCAGCCCTTATCTACAAAACCTTATACCTATTAACACTTACCTAAGATGAAAATTTCACAGTATAACCTCGACAATTCTCCGACCGTATCAGATAAATTAATTGGAACGGAAACGTCATCTAGCAATGAAACTAAGAACTATACTCTTGGTGCTATTGCTGCCTTATTTGCTAGTACTTTTGAATTCACTCCTGTGTTGGCTGCTCAGTCCACAGTGACTCAAGCGCCAAGCGCGTTGAACACAGCACAGCAAGTGACTTTCGGTGCGGCTCAAGGATCGTCAGGCGATGCTGTGATGATTGACGCCAATGGCTTGATCACCTTCAACCAAACTGGTTTGTATCTGATCAACGGATACGGCAGTGTTGAGCGTCAAGGTTCTTCAGGCGGTACGGCCATCTTCTTGTTCAGATTCTTGGTGAATGGTACTCAAGCGGGATCAGTAAAGGCGTTCCATTTGGATACTCCTAACTTGAGTTCTCCATACGAGATCACTTTCCCCATCAACATCACAACTGCTGGCACTACTGCATCGTTTGAAATCATGCGCGACAGTTCGGGAACGAATGCCGGTGGTCTGTATCCACACACCAACTTGGGTGGATGGAGCAACACGCCATCAACTGAGGTGAACATCTGGCAACTCCAGTAACATCATTAACAAAATCAAATCTAATCAAATGAAATATGGACATCAGGAAAATAGCGATTGGTCCGGACTACAAGGGGGGTGCTATGCATTATATCGTGGGGCAAAAGGTGCTGAACGATACCAATGAGATACACCTAATCAAGTACGACGAACGTAAGCAATCGATCAAAATTTACATCATCAACCCCAAGCAAGAGGTTGTGCTTTGGAAGGAGTTTTCTTCTACCATCCCTGTATCCATAGAATACAACATTAACTATTGATGCAGTCACCATTTTATTTTATCGCCAAGCCAGTAAAGGGGAAGCGATATAACAACACCAAGGAGATTGGTGGTATCGAGTTGATTATCAGCACCTCCGAAGAAGATCATAAATTTTCAAACCGAGAAGCAGAGGTCATTGAAGTACCCCGTGGGTACGATGGGCCGATTGTTCCGGGAGATATCTTATTAGTACACCACAATGTTTTCAAATTCTACAACGACATCAAAGGCAATCGAAAGAGTGGGAAGAGTTTCTTTCGTGAAGATTTATTTTTCATCGAACTTGACCAATTTTTCCTATACCAACATAGCGGGCAGTGGCATGCATACGATCGATATTGTTTCGTCAAGCCCATACCTGTACAGAAATCATACATCTTTAAGCCGTTCAAGGAAGAACCCTTGATGGGGGAGATGGTCTATCCCAACGACTACCTTGTCAGCAAGGGCGTGAATGCGGGTGACCTAGTATGCTTTCAGCCTGAGAGCGAGTACGAGTTTGAGGTAGACGGAGAGAAGTTGTACAGGATATACGATCATCAGATAACAATTAAACTATGAATTTAGGGATATTAGACAACGTATTAATTGACCCAGAGAGATACATAAGGGAGATCCATAGTGGGGAGTTTATTGATGTGGTTGATGGGGACAGGGTGTTCCATAACATTCAACCAAGATCCAGCGTCGACATGTTCGCGCGTACAGCGATGGCCTATTTGGGTCCGGACTTCTACGTGACGTTTAATTTCGTTCGCAAGTCACCGCTTGGGCAGCAAGAACCGAACTTCATCCACACCGATGAGATGATGGGCGATGTTACCGCGATACTCTATCTGAGCAAGGACCACCCGAAAGAGGATGGTACTACCATCTACGACGAG